TTTAGGTGGGTCATTAATAAGGTTTGTGAACCATTTTTTCTGATTACCACATGACATGGAAGTACATTTACTTGTTGCACTTAAATGATATTTAATATTTTCCATTGGTTACTCCTTTCTTTTTGCTTAATGTGTTGTTTTGTAACGTATGCTATCCTGTCGCACATAGTATGTGCAAGAGGAAAATATTCGCTATTGACATGCAAAATACGCCGTCTAGTCCATAGAAGGCGTTTCGGTTACTAAAACCTCGTCAGTTTTGCTTTTGCAATCCTACATTTAAAGATGGTATGTTGTTTAAATCATCAAATTGGTCACCAATTAAAAATACTAATTCAGTAAATTTATTTAATGGTCTGTCATGCGATTTAGCATCAATTTTTAATGCTGTTTGAACATACTCTATTCTTTTGTTTATCATTTTTCTTGATGCCATTACTCCTCCGTTGTTGATTTTTGGATTTCATTTGTAAGTGTAATTATTGGGGGTGTCTTTGCCTCAATAATATTCTCTATTAACTGCACTGCCTTATAGCCGACCCTATGTGGAGTTAATTCATCATAGTCTTTTAGTGACCTTGTTTTTACCAGAAATGATAGTACCTGTTTTTTGATTTTCCAATTCATCGTCTAGTCCTTCAGTTGGTTTCTTTTTGTTGAATATAGCGTCCCACCCCTCCTTGTATTTCTTGGAGGGGATATGAACGCCGTCTCGTATTTTATAAGATTTAAAGCCTGACATATTTGTAGCCGTTCCAAACACCTAGTCCTTCATTTGGTTGTTTTTCGTCACTGCTTTTGTGACCTTCCCAACTATTAGTAATTTCAAAATGGTCTCTTTCCATTATTTCGTCATTACTAAAATTACCTTCTTCTACTTTTTTTCTGGCTTCAGCTTCAGTTTTCGCTTTGACCTCTACTTGTGATGTAACCTCTTCAGTGAACTCAAATGTAAATGTTTTCATAGTGTCTCCGATTGTTGATTGTTGATTTATTTTTTATCTACTTTGTAAAAGCCGTCAGCCTCTTCACAAAAAATAAATTCAAATGATTTATTATTCTCTGTGCAAAAGTCTTCAAGCATCTCACTATCAGACATAAGACAACCGCACTCGTAATCGTCCCAATCTATTAAATGAGTTTTTTTTACCCATTGTCTATACTCTGGGTCATGCTCTCCGTAATTGTGGTCATTCCCAAAAAATCCATAATGGGAAATAGTTTGTTTAACTTGAATTGTAGCAGTTTCCATTTTGTTTTTTGTTAATATTGCAGGTTCAGACCATGTAAGGCTCTTATCTTGCATCATTTTATCTTCATCACTTGTGTATAGTTTTTTTGACATAGTTTCACTCCATTGATTGTTGATTAAATAAAAACGCCGTCTAGTCCTAGAACCACACGGCGTTAATTTTTTAGTATTTCTTGAAGTATTTTTTTTGGAGATTTGCCAATTTTTGCTCTGCTGACAAAACTTCCATTTCTGCAAATACCTCTGTAAAAATATGCTCTTGACTATCAAGCAAAGCCCTGCCTTGCTCGGTGTAGCCAATAGCATTTATCTTTACCTCTTCTAGTTCGCCTTCTATAAGTTGGCAACCTAGTCCAATCATCAAGATACTTTTTTGATTGGAAACTTAATCACATTTGAAGGCTTACGCAGTGAGGCTCTGACCTTCTGTACTACTTTTGTAGCCAGATAACACTCCGCCAACTCTTCAAGACTAAACAAAGATAATTGTTTCATAGTGTACTCCATGTTGATTGTTGATTTGTTGCTTGGCATTATTTCATAATGCTAAAGTGCAACAGACAGGCAGAAAGTTCCGCCTGTTTCGACTATAAAAGTCTCGTCAGTGTTGCTTATTCTTCTATTTGTTTTACCATAATAATTTACCTTTTGTATTATTTGACAATATGTTTTTGTCATCTTCTTTTAGTTTCTCAACATAGTCGTAGACTTTCCCTGCTAACTCTTCATTTAATTTTATTTCATGAGTTGAGCCGTCTAGTCGTTCTACAAATAATCCCCATTCATTTAATTTCATTACGCCACCGCCTTTGTTGTAATTCTCGTACTGTCTAAAGTAGTGTTTGAAATGATTTTTTTCTGTTTGATATCGTACACGCATTCTTTAATTAATGCGTCATCAAGCCAAAATTCAAAAGTCATAGTTCCATCATCATTAACTATTTTTTTAGTTTCATGTTTTAAGAACTCGTGTGAGTTTCTTGAACTCGTCCCAACAACAACCTCTGTTGTTGTGAAAGAGTTTGTGCCGTATGACTTTGCTCCTGTGTTTGCGTAGTCTGGTGCGTGTACTCTGTTATAGATATTAAATTGTTTGAATGACATAGCGTCCTCCGTTTGTTGATTGTTGATTTGTTACAACTGTAACAGACGCTACCAAAAATAAAGGTAGCGTTTCGACTATTAAAGTCTCGTCAGTGTTACTTAATCTATTAATCCGCTTAAACTTACAGAGTAAGGTTTCCCGTCTACCCACTCCATATAATAACCTGTAGCGTCTCCGCCGTTGGCGTTGTACTTTTCAACAAGTTCATTATTTAGATTAAATAAGGCTTGAAGGTATTTTTTTTTCTCGCCTACTATTTCATCATTTTGTACTTTATCCCAAAAGTTAACAACCTGTGAAACAATACCCTCCAATGCTGTTGTCAAAGCAAATTCTGAAGGCTTACCATAATGACCTTTAAGGTCTGTTTTTTCATTATTCATAGTGTGTACTCCGATTGTTGATTGATTGTGAAAGCATGGCGTAATCTGTTTGTGAAATACATAAGCATGTATTTGAAAAACAAAAAACGCCATACCAAGTTATGATTTATTTACGCAGTCAGCCAACCTTCCGAAATAGCAGAATGAAATAATTTTATCTTTTCTGCCTTCGTTTTGGCTTGTTGGTATTTCTCAAAGTGAAGTTTTTTCTGAACCTCGTCCTTGAACTTTTCAACGCTTTCGGCTCGTTGAATTTTTTGTACTGCTCTAGCGATTTGCATAGTGTGTACTCCTATTGTTGATTGTTGATTGTTTCGGACTGGTGTTTCTGTGTCCTCGTCAGTGTCATATAAAATGACAGACAACCGCAAATGGTCTGACTATGCGTGTTGCAGTAAATAAAACACATTACTGGGAACGCTATCTGCACCGCAGACCGACTGGACTTTCCACACACCTTAGAGACTTACTTGCCCAGATTAACCCTATCCGCAGGGTTGTGCCTGTGTGTGGCAGATGATTTTTGTATGTAGATAAAAACCAGTAAAAATAAGTATTAAAAACCTTTTAAACTATGTACTTGTGGATTGATATATACTTTTATGTCGCACCCCTAAAATAATTAATAAACCTTTATAAATCAATACTTATAGGAGTTTATAGGAGTTAATGGGATTATGTGGGATAGCTAAAGATTGTATGTGTGAATAGTTAATCCTTCAAAGTAATACCGCAAGGAAAGTGAAACTCAAAAGACTTATTAACTTTGATATTGTCTTTTTTTGTTTGTTGTTTCTTTTGTCTGTAGTTCTTATTGGTTCTTTGTTTGTAGAGTTTCCCTGCGTCTGTCTTTAGCCACTCTCTTCTCTTATTCATTAATAGTAATAATATCCTTTGTTCTCTGTTGGTTACCTTTGGTTAATACTTAATGAGATACTTAAAGAGATACACAGAGTATCTTCTTTTTTTTGCTCTCATCTAATAGTGTAACTTTACTAATTGAAATACCTTTGACCTCACCCCTGCAATGACCTTAAGGCGTGGCTGTGCGTGGCTCTGTGTGGCTTGTGGTGGTGCTTGTGGTGGTGCTTTGGGTGTGGCTATGCGTGGAACTTAAAGAGAGCAACGCACACGCTAGGCGTACACATGAAGACCAAACTAAAAAAACAGACTAGCTCAAGCACAGGCGAAAATAAAAAAAGTACGCCCACACACAGCACACGCAGAGGATATGCTATCCTTATACACAGAAAACACCGCTAATAGTGGTACTTTTGGTTGTTTCCTGCGGTTCTGGGCGTCTGGCATGGGGGAAACCTGCCGTCTCGTATATACGAATACCCCCTCAGAATTTTCTATGAAATATTCGCCATGCGTTCTGCCATTCGATTAGCACGATTAGGCGTTTGTTTAGCCCATCTGCTATCTAGCATCTCCACACTAGCTTGTTTGTAGTCCCCATCTTGTAATGCTTTAAGCATACCCTTAAACTTGGACACCCCATAAGCACCCATTTGGTACACCATCTCAACCACAATGTTCCTTGCACTGTCATTAATATCAGGACATAACATCAGTAAATCATCAGCACCAGTTACAGCTCTAGCAAAGTCTCTCTCGAATAATATTAGCCAA